CGCACGACAATAATGAATCAGCCCGCGCTTTCCTCAGCAAGACGGAGAAATCTGATGACTGAAATAAAGCGACGGATGAAATGTCCGTATTGTGGATATGAATGCGAAACTCGCGGGATTGGGAAGATGTATTGTGGTCCTCATGCGGACAGTGCCTTTCCAGCTGTCCCTATGCGAGAAATAGATAGCCCAGAGCAAGGCGAGAGCAAAGGCTCCGCGCAAGCGCTACCCAATATTCAGTCTGGCCCCGAGAGAAGCCTAGGGCAGATAGCCTTTGAAAAACTTTACTCATCAATGTCGTTGAATGTCGTTGCGGCTTCTTGGGAGGATTTCCATGAAACACATAAACACTGGGAAGCCTCCGCCCAGGCCGTGCAAAATGCGGCGATAGATCAATGCATGGAGATCTTGCGCCAATTAGAGCATGAGGCAGAGCGGAACGAGAATACGGCACCCGATGAGAAGGGCTCCATCATGTGGACCGGCGCGATCCTTGCTATCCAGCGGATAGGAAGTGAAATCCAGGCTCTGAAGAAAGGCACAGATAATGACAATGCTTGAAGTTATTGGCGTAATTTTCCTGTGGTTGGTTGGCTTTGCACTTTCGATATATTTGCCTTTGATATATTCTTTGACAAGAAAAGGTGGGCTGGAGACTTTGGCTATGGGAACTTCCCTTAGTATAATATTCGCAGGAACGTACATAGCTGGCACTATGATTTATTTTATTGCCACATAATATGGATTTAATAATGAAACCAACTGAGGCTGAAGCAAAAGCCAGAGATGCCCTCTACAAAGGGACCAGCAACGACTGGCTACAATCTCTGGGCAAAGATAAATACGTTGTGTCAATTATCTCCTCCGCCCTTCTCCAAGCTGTAGAGGCAGAGAGAGAAGCTTGTGCGGAGCTGGCTCAAACTAGGTACGAAGCCGATGTCTGGTACAGTGAAGACAAGGCCTATGCTGCGGAAGATATAGCCAAAGCCATCAGAGCCAGAGGGAAAGACAATGTCTGACATCACCAGAGAGCAGCTCATAGAGGCGATGAAGAAGGAAATTTCCATTCGCCAATGCCAAGATAACGAATGCTGTTTGAATGAGAAGGGCGGATGCCTTTGTGAGATGGACGCCATCGCCGCACTCACTGCCATAGAAGCACTCGGCCTTAAGGTCGCTCCTTATGAGCCGACAGACGCCATGATCCGCAACACTTATGCATCGAGCTCACATCGACACATCGATGATCACGAAAAGCGGGACATCTACAAATGGATGCTCTCCGCCTTCCCCTCTCTATAAGGAGGAAAAGCAATGACACCAGAGAGAATTAAAGAGATTGAGCTCTGGCTCACTATGAACGAATATCATGCATCAGATGAAAATGAGCGTGGAATTGTATCCGACATGAAGAGGCTAGTCGGTCAAACATTTCAAAGCCGAGTTCAACCTTGGATGACGGCATGTTTTGGCGAAGAAATTAGCTCAGACAAAGTAGAGCGAAATCACCGCTTTCTCGAAGAGGCGCTTGAACTGGTTCAAAGCTGCGGCTGCTCAAAGGACGAAGCCATTCAACTTGTCGAATACGTTTACGGCAGGGACCGCGGTGAAATGGAGCAGGAAGTTGGCGGTGTCATGGTTACACTTGCGGCGCACTGCCTCGCTCATGGAGCAGATATGCATCAATGTGGCGAAACTGAACTCGCTCGCATCTGGACAAAGGTTGAAAAAATTAGAGCGAAGCAGGCCGCCAAGCCAAAAAACTCTCCACTACCACAATAAGGAGCAAAAGCAATGACGCCTGAGCGCATTAAAGAGATCGAAGAGCTTGTAACCATGCTTCGCGAAGCTGCAGAGCGCGGCGAAAAGGGAGATGGGTATGCACGGATTGGCAACACAAGAGCTTTTGAAGCTGCCACCGCCCTTCGCCAGCTCTTAGAAGAGAGACAGTGGAAGCCGATCGAGAGCGCGCCGAAAGATAAAGAAATTCTTGCTTTAGCTCGCGAATGGGAAGATGGCAAACGCCCCATCCTACTGCGTTGGTTCAAATACAATGGATTGGAAGCGTGGCGAGATTTTGAAAACGAAAGCTTGAACCCCACTCATTATATGTTGCCTCACTTACCGCCAGAAGAAGGAGAAGGAAAGTGAAGCAAAAGCGCAAGGAGCCTACATGGAAAAAATGTATTCCTGGACCAAGCAGGCTTACGGAAAGTTGCAAGCTCAAGCTTGAATTTGCGGCGGCGGCTATAGAGAAAGAAATCGGAACCCAAAATGGACAAACCGCTCTTTTTTGGCATCTGCTCGGTGTTGCCGAAAGTCATCTAAAAAGCAATGATAAATGATCCCTCCTGAGTTTCTATTTGGCATCATCTTTTGCACCAGGTCAATCTTTGATGCGCTGGAGAAAGCAGTTGAAGAGGCTAGATAGATGACCACAATATACGGCGGCCGCAATGACAGAGCACTTGTCATGGTGAGCGAGGCAGGGCTTCCCGATACATTCTTCATGCGCGCCCAATGGGCTGAATTCGAGAAAAGTTTAGCAGCGGCTGAAGACGGAGTCGATGATGAGGTCTTGGCATGGTTTGGCCCAGCGTGGGCCGTGAAGCTTCGCGGCGTCGCTCCTCAAAAACCCGCAACTGATAAAATTCCGAAATTTGTAGAGATGCTTGATTGGCTCAAAGTTCCTTGGCGAGAAATGGAGCGCCGCTATTGAGTGACTATCGAAGCTAGCCAATTTCGATAGTCACGAACGGAACTTGACATTTCCGTTCGTAGAAAAACAGCTGAAAATCCTTACTCAGCAACAAATAACATCTTGACTTTCGTCTCGATATGATCGAAAAAATACGAAATGAGAAAGAAATCGAGCCTAGAAAAGCAGCGCGTCATCGGGGCAAAAAAGGCTCTGACAATGCGCGAAGTTCAGACGATACAATCTCGCCTCTTCACCGGGAAGCTCTGGCGCGATCTGGCACTGTTCCGACTTGGCGTGGATTCGATGCTTCGAGCCTCGGATCTGGTCCGCATCTGCATTGACGAAGTGACGGACCACAATTGCAAGGTCATGACGCGCGGCGAAGTAAGGATGCAAAAAACGGGTAGGGCCGTCAAGTTTGCAATCACTAGCGAAACACGAGAAGCAATCGACATGTGGATTGTGGAGAGGCCGAGCTTCGCAGGGCAGTGGCTGTTTCCTGGGCGAGAGCCAGACACCTATCTGTCGGTGGTGCAGTATCGCAGGCTAGCGAAGTCATGGTTTGAAATGGCGGGTTTAGATGTGCGGTTCTACTCGACACACTCTATCAGGCGAACGAAGGCTGCCGAAGTTTACAGGCAGACACATAATTTGGAAGCCGTGCGCCGGTTGCTCGGTCACGGTCGTAACGATGTAACGTCGCGCTATCTCGGCATAGACGATGAGGACGCGTTGGCATTAGCGGAAAAGGTGAAGATATGACGGAGATCAAAGAAGGAATGGAATTCAATGTATGCGAACATTGCGGCGCATGTGACGGGCGGGCTGGCATGTTAATAGGCTCGCCGAGCTTACTGGATGGCAAGCGCCTATGTCTGAACTGTCGCGATACGGCCAGATCTGGAGACGTAACAATCCATATGTATCTGCCCAGGTCAGACGAAGAACTGGAGAAAACATTCTCGCTGGCGAGATCGAAGGTAGTTATTTAGCGTGTCGAGATGACGACGAACGCAAGCTAATTGATAAGGTATGGAAATGAAACTTTTTGACGCCATAAAAGCTAAGCAAATGGATCGTATAGCTCCAATAACTCGATTCGCCTGTATTGACCCACAATACGAAGCAAAGCTGTCGTTAGACAGTCCAACGCCGGACCACTATCAATGGAGAATCGGCGCTGAAATCTCCTGCGTTTTATCAGGGCCTATTAAAGCACGTGAGCAGCTAATGAAGCAAGCTCACCGCATGATTGCTAAAGAAGTATACGGGGAAATCATAGACGATCTGATTGAACTTCAGCGCATCCTTTATGAAGAACAGTACCGCGCCGATGGCGATCCCGTTTTTGACGCTATCAGAAAAATGATTAACAAAATGCAGGGCGAATAGGCCTCGGCCGGCAAGAGGCAATAGCTATAGCAGGGAAGGTGAAGATATGACGGAAGATGAAGAAGCATTCGGGGCTCGTAAGTATGTTTACTGCAAATCTCATTTGAGGCCACACACCACCGGATGGTGCACGGTTGCAGCAGAAGATAAGGTTGACCTCGACACTACCGATCGAGATCTTGCCTATAAGAAAGCCAGGGAACTTGGCTTTAAGATCTACGGCGAAGACGCATGAATGAGCTTTTCATATATTAAGAGGGAAAGATGATGACCAGCTTGATTAAGCTAATATCACCCATACACCCCAACCATATAGGCAACTAGCACAAAGGATACCATCCCAGCGACTGCGGCTCCGATTGCGATATTAACCCAAGGGCCCACAGTCTCTATTGCTGAAGCAACGCCAGCTTTACGGCTTCCACCAGTGGAACTCCCGCTGACGCCAGGCTGATGAAGATCACAATCTGCCCCCATGCGCTCGCGAAAAAGCTCTTCAAGCTCAGATTGGCTTGCGGCTTCCCAGCGCATGGAGGTATCCTCGAAATCATCCTTATCAGTCGGTGCTGCCTTGCGGATAAGGCTTCGTGCCGGGCCTCGGAGCGAAGTGCTTCTTTCTCCAAAATATGCTGAATAGTCATCGTCGAATGACGGATGTCCGTTAAAATACTGCGGTGCGTCTCGATCGCAATGACGATTTGGGCGATGTGGGCGTCCATTAGCCAATCCCATCGCGTATATCCTCCGCTGTCATCATATCACCTTGATTGTGTGTGTTTTGTCACTAGCCATTTTCGCACCTCCAGCGTGCGGTACTGGTTAGGAGCTGATGCCGGCGGCATTTGGCGTCAGCTCCGACTTTTCATTTCTTCCGAGCTTCGTCTTCAGCCTTCTTCACAAGGCTATGCCGGTAATTGTGATCGCGCACTTGGCGGATAGTGTTTGGCGTATCCTTTGTGGAATATTTGATGTAGCGATATGGCCGGGAACTGGGAACGCTGACGACTTCGACAATAGGTGGGGCCGGATCACCGCAAGCGGCAAGAAGCAATGGAAGCATCAAGATCACCTTACGCATAATGGATCCTTCTCGCACAGCTTGGCGATTTCCGGCGCGGTTGTTGGCGTCGGATCTTTAGCCTCAGCTTCTTCTGCCAAGCGCTGCCACTCGGCAATCTTTGCCTCATTTGCCCGCTCAGACTGAGCAAGGCGATCTCGCCAGTAAGCATCCCGGCCGGCAATGGCGTTGCGCTCTATTGCCGCCACATCCACACGGGGAACCGCACGGAACCCTTGTATCCATCCGCCGCCGAATGCCAGAACGCCAACAGCAATCAATCTCGTCCATGGGTTCCCCCATAGGGCCGATAGTATCGATAGGGCTGGCATCATCCTATGCGACCCTCCCTTTGGGCGCTGACACGTCGGCTGATAACAATCACAAGGCCAACCGCGCAGACGATAGCTGCCACAGCGCCCATATTAGCACTCAGAGACGTTAAAAGCGCATTGAATGGATCAACGGTCTGCTTAAGTGAAACAGCCTCAGGGCCGGCTTCCTTGGCAACTGAGAATAGCCATTCATAGCCCTGAACCATCGTGGCCGCTAAGCTGATTAGCGCTCCTTTAATTGTCCAGCTTTCAGTCACCAGACCCTTTGCGCTGCCAGTATCTGGCTCAACATGCTGCGGCATCGGGTCTGCTTCTGGATTAGTCTCAACAATTACCGCAGGCGAAGCAGGAGTTGATAGTGAATTCTCATCCCATGAAGCCTCATAATCCCCAAGCCAGAGCTCGCGGACTTCTTCCTTGCGACGGATCAAAAGGCCGTTCAACGGCTTGCCGTTAGCCATCTTGAATTTCAAAAATTCAGACGGAATGCGATCGTACTCGCCCTTGTTCAACAGCTTTACCAGACTTGCCTGCTGATGCCCGTGCCCAGTAAGCCAGCCAATACCAATATTGTAGAACAACGAGCAAAGCGCGTCGAACATTCCTTGTGTCAAATGCACTTTTATCGTGGCGTCTATTGCATCTTCGACACGCTGAACTTCCTTTAAAATAAGCTTTTCAGCGACTTCACGAGTAATCGTGTCTCCTTGCTTTACTGGCGTGCGAGCATCCCAGCGGATCGTCCCCCAACCAATAGTCCAAACCCCCGCAGGGCATAGATAGGCTTTATCAAAAAAACCTTCTTTTCTTTTGATAAAGTCCAAACCTCGGTTGCTGATGTCCATGAAATCTCCAACAATTTTTGACGTAAGTATTCATGCGTACAAGTATAGTTGATTTTTATACTTGCGCTTCTGGATTTTTAGGGATATCGTGGAATTTGGCAAAGAAAAGCCGGGCAACTGCGCAAACAGCCCCGGCCGAGCCAAACCCTTAACCATTACGCTCAGGAAGGATTTGACTATGTCCAGTAATACCAAACTTTCGCGGCCCACGCAATGGATTTCAGGCATCGTACTGATGTCAGCAGCAGTTTCCGCTGGCGGGCTGTCCCTATATTTCAATCTCACATCCGGGCTCGCGCTTGGCGTCGGTGTCGCGATTGCCTTCGGGCTTTCCGATGTATCTAAAATCGCGCTGCCTATCGTCTGCCAGGCGATCGGATGGACAAAGCATCTCCGTCTCACCTATTACACAGCAACCGCAGTTTCGATCATCTGCGCTGTATGCTACCTTGCCGACAGGTTCGGAACCGATCTCGTAAGTAAGGAACGTGCCAATCAGGGCTACGAAGACAATGGTCGCCGCATAGCTGAGCTTGAGAGCCGTCTTTCAGACTCTCAAGCTATGGTAGTGGCAGAGGCATCAAAAGGCGGCTGTGGCCCGCGCTGTGAGGCGCTCAAAGCCGATGTGAGCCGGACTGATGCGGCGCTGGCTAATGCCCGTGCCGCCCGCACCGAAATCAAGCCCGAAAAGATCGACGGTAAAAGCGCTGTCTTCTCTTGGGCCACCGGCGCAGATAAGGATGATGTTTCCCGTGGCTCCAGCGCATTGCTCATTTTCGCCGTTCTGCTTATGAGCGAAATGCTCTGCCACACATCATCAAAAGCAGCGTCCATGATCGGCGAAGCGATGAAGCCTCGGAAGAAAGCAACGGTCCAGAAATCTCGGAAAGTTGCCAAGCCAAAGCGGAAGACTGAACGCCAAGTCAAAATGCTTAAGGCATTTGCTGAACCGCCGAAGCTCACCAAATCAGGGAAGATCGATGGCCGGACGAAATCAGCCAGAGCCGTTAAGCGCGTTGTTGCAACAAAGGTCTTGGCCTAAACTGGGGAAGCGCCTTTGGGCGCTTCCTCTATTGAGCAGCCTCGAAATTAGGCTGAACAGCACCCCCAGCAACAAGATCACCAAGAGAAGCGTGATCTTTTTCGGCAAGAACTCTCTCCTTGACTTCAGGCCAGACATTCTTCAGATGCTTGAAGTCAAGGAAACGCTTTTTCTGCAAGCGGCGAATTAGCTCATCATAGACTTGCGGGGCACCGGATTGAAGCGTTTTCATACGCTTATCCAGATCCATCATCTTTTGATTGGCCCAGCCGGGAACCCCCATGATTTGTAGTCCGTTCTGAGCCATTCCGCGGCGGATATGCCCCAACTCATTGCGGGCGAAGCTCATCAGCGCGCGATCGAGCTTCACGTGCTCTTCTTTTTTCCCAACCAAGAGTTCGCCCGTGACAACTTCCTTCATCACCTTGTTCGTCACGGTTACGCCATCAGCGGCATTCTCCATCGGATGAAGATTGCGATATTTTGATTTCCCGCTTCCGGTGAAGTGCGCACCCAATACGGCGAATACCTTCTGATCTGGATTAAATCGTTGATAAAGATCGTCTGCCGCAGCAAGCTTGTCGTCATCGACAAGGCTCTTATAGGAATTTTTTGCCGACAAAAAGCTTCGAGCATCCGACGAAACGCTATCCCAGAACCAGCTCACCATTCCTTCACTGCTGTAATACAGATCGTAGAACTTCCCGATGGATTCCGAATTGCGGGCGACATTGTAAGAAAATCTCCTGGCAACAGGGAATTCCTCGACGCGAGGGGACGGCCCTTTCTGAACTGCTTGATCGACAACCGTTTGCACATCTCGCGCAACTGACGCGCCAATGCCGCGAACAACATGATCGACATAATATGGAGAGACATTGATTGCATCTCCTATCGCTCTTGCTGTTGCTGTCGTGTAAGGCCCGTATTGATCCCTTCTTTCCAGATCTTGCTCGAATGTTGGGATGATATCGCGCTTCGTGTAGAAGCTCTTACCTGATAACATCTCATAAGGAAGATCAAGACCGGGAACCCCCTCCGGCGGATGCGTGATTTCCCAAAAGTCCTTCAGGTAATCATTGAACGCGGTTGGATCCCCCTTCCTGGCCCCGGCGAGGCCACGCTCAACAGCATTTGCGAACCATGCAATTTCGAATGGCTTCGGAAGCCTGATGATGTTATCACTCTCTTCTGGAAGATCCAAAAATGTCTTGAGATCCTTGGGAAGCATGTGCAATGCGCCGTTTATGGAAACGATCCAATGCGTTGCTTTAAGGCGATCAGGAACCTCATCAACAAGCTCATCATCTTCGCCGAGCATATAAAAGATATAGCTCATCCCGCCCATTACGAGCGTGGTATATGCCCATGCTTTCGCTGACTGCCCGAGATCGCGAAGCTCCGACTTTGTCAGTTTCGAGCCAGCTCGATATTTCATATAAGGAACGAATGCAGCGGCAATATTGGATTTCTCACCAAGTCGCCCGGCAGCCATATATGCTGATCCTCGATCACCCATTGCCAGCATAGAGCGGGAATACTTATCCATGCCCTGCATTGCAGCATTCCAGAATGTTATAACTCGCCGCAATGCTTCCGTGCGGCTGCCATTGCGCGAGAAGTCGATGACATCGTGTGCAGCAAAGGCAGCTTCCGCAGCGGATTCAACATCGCTCATCCCATCAGCTTTAGCGCTTTCAAACGCCTTCTTGAAGATCCCGACACGCGTTGCCGTTTCTGTGAATTCGCCGAGCTGGAAAATCATCTTCGCGAACTCGCCGATACTGCGCGGCCGGCGGATTTGAAATCCCTTATTCTCAAGAGAGCGGATATCACGATTGATAGACTGATCGGATATAGACTGTATCAGCTCACCGCCCATCATCCCGGCATATCGGTTATAGAGCTGATGATGCTTTCCGCCGCCAAGGATTTCCTTCAATCCAGAAATCTGCGTTACAACTGGCGTAGCATATGGACTGTTAACCGGCGCGGCAAAGGCATCCACGAATATGTTGCGGAAGATAAACTCAAAGGAGTTCGTGACGCCTATGCGCACCGCTTGTGCAGGGATAGCCAAGAGCTTCAGCCATAGATCAGGGGAGCGCCTCCCCATTGTCGAGAATGCCTCAAACATCATCCGCCCAAGCTCGGCATCACCAAGGCGTGCCGGAACCGGCTTGCCATCTTCATAGAACCAGATGATGCGCTCGCCGCGTTCCTTGGCCTGCCCCTGGGTGAAGATCATCGTCGATGCATTGTTTCCAAGATATTGCTCGACATTACCAAGCATGGCGACGGAATCAGCATCGGACATTCCTGCGTCTTTCGCCGCGCTCCGAAGCGCCTGCTGGATTTGCACCGTATATCCAGAAGCTTCATTTGGCGGGAGCCGCTCGAAGATGGCACCGCCGCCCGGCCCGGCCGCACTCGCCAAACGATCCATGGCCTTCGCCGTGTCGTTTATCGCCGCGCGCAGATGCATCTCGTAAACAAATTGAACCGTTGATTGGATCGGGTTGATGATGTCTCGCGTTGATCCCTTGATCGTCTTATAGACATCGTACTTATTTACCTTCGCCGCATCCCCGCCGGCGCGGCGCGAAGCTTGGCTACCAGTCGCAAGAACGCGATCAGACATATCACGCTGGAATGGAGCGTAATCCGTATCAACGCTAAGCCTTGTGAAATCTTCCTGGCTAATCAAGCCTTTCTCTGCTAAAAATCTCAGCACATCCTTGTTGAATTGATAGTACAACTCAGCGGCCTGACGGAACTGCGGATTGCGAGCTTCATGATCAACAAGCGATCGCAAATGATCCATAAGAGGCTCCAGCGTTGGAGCGTGCTCAAGAGTACTTTCTGTATTTACCGGAAGTCGCGGCAACAGATAGTCAATCGATGGGTTCTGCGATACGAATTGTTGCACAGCCTGACGCAATTGCGGGCGATGGCGAACATAGAGATGCACGGCGCGACGCGAGATAAGATAATCACCGAATTGCATGGCATTTTCTTTATTCCATGCCTTCTTGCCGCCGGAGCCAATTGCTGTATGCAAAACATCATGCATTGAGACGCCGCCGCCATTCGGCGCAGATGCCAACGAAATGCCATCCTTAAGCGCACGCATAGCCCATGCTGTTGTATGATTGATGCGTCTCAGTAATTTGTTTGGATTATCAATTGCCTTGAGATTGACGCGGGCACCTGTATTCTGCTCTATGAGATCAAGCATCTGTTTCGTGCCAAGCCACCAGCCATGATTTTTCCCAATCATGTTATAGTAGAGCACATGCAGGCGATCAGCCATTGTGTTCTTGAGACCATTCTTCTCCGCATCATCAATGAAACGAGAGAACATTCCTTCTCTGCCGGCTAAGACAGTTTGGTTTGCCATCTTGGCTTCAGTTGGATCACCCTGAATATAGCTGTCATAAGCCTGCTGTACGCCCTGAAGGCCGGTTAAAACATCAGGATCTTGCCCATCAAGGAATTCTTCAAAGGCATTGTAGAAGCCAGGAGCACGCGTCTGTGCCATTTGTGGATTGGTTATATAGCGGCGGAAGAATTCGGCAAAGCCTTCGGAGATCTGATCCTTTCCGGGGGATGCAAGCGGGGAGAGCTCAGAGGCAAATTGCTGTTTGATCGCATCAAGCTCTGCGCCATACCTGGCTTCAAGATGATGGCCGCCTTCATGTGTCAGCGCATCGAAGTCGTTCGAGACTTGCAACCGGGTAATGCCGGTGTCGCGGGAGAACTGCCCGACAACATCGCCACCACCTGCCGCGCGCATGGCACGTTTCAATCCTGGATCAAGTCGGCCTTGGCGGACTGTCATTCCCAGGGCGCGTTTAAAATCATCTATCGTCTCAGAAATACCCTGAAGCACTGGTGATGGCTGCGCTGCCGGCTGTCTGCCGCGCACATCCGGCAATTGCCCGGCGCGAACGATCGGCTGGACACCTCCTTGAGCCTGTCCCTGCGGGCGAGTAACGCCAAAAGCCTGATCATATCTGCGCTTGAACTCACCCTGATCGATCTTGGTGAATATGTCATCCCACTTCTGGAAACCCATGCCGCGCAAAGAGTTCATGGCGCGAGTAAGGAAGTCCTTGATGCGCTGGAAAACTCTGGTGACAGCTGGCGTGAACTTCTTATTATTTATGTGGAATTCGCTATACTGCTCTGCTATCGCTTCTTTGATAAGTAAATCATTCAGCTCATCTTCGGACATTCCTTGCTGATAGAGATCAGTATAGGATTGGCGAACGCCGGTTGTTTCAATCCACCCCTTATTATTCGCGGTTCTCTGTAGTAGCTGCCATTCCTTCGGACGGAATAACCCCATAGACTTGAAGAACTCAACCGCCTCATGGCGGAGAACGCGGACGCCTTCTTGCTCCGGCGAAACGCCTTTTGCCGCTGCTTCAGCTTCAATAGCTTTGGCAGCTATCGAGATCACCATGTTGTAGGGATCTGTCTGGCCTAGGGCTTGTGGCTCTTGAGCAGATGGCTGGCGGCGCATTGCCATCAAATCGTCAACAACTTCCTGTCGCTCTTCTGATGAAACAGGTTCACCATCACGTTTTAAGATCTTAAGAACCCTGTCATCAAAAATGACGAAATTCTTAGCATCAAACCATTTATAGCTACTGCCGGGCACGCCCGCATCACGCAAAGCTTCTGATGCTGCCTTGTCACTCCCGAGTACAGCTGAGAGCTCATCATAAGCTTCTTTGCCGTGCATATCATCGGTAATAATAGTTTCGTCAGCACCGGCCTGGCGCAATAGATCTTGTATCTTGGCCATCATCTGCGGCTGCTCACTGAGCGGAGATGATTGATCAAGCAAATCATCTACATCAGCATCGATCTCAACTTCGTATAGTGCGCCACCTGGTTTTACATCGCCGTCGCGGACGCGCTTGGCTTTGTCGAGCATTGCCTCGGCATCTGCAATATTCTTTTCCCGATTGGGGCCGGATGTTTCTCTAGCCCTGCGCACGATCTCTTCAACCCCGGCGACAATGTCGTCAATCGTGCGGCCGTAGCCATCTACACCATTGATTACAGCCGTTGTGAATTGCTGAAGATCTTCGTCATTCCCGACAGGATTGCCATCAAGTGTATTTTGGCCTGCTCCGAGTTGAATCTGATATGTTTCCCCTTGAGACATGGCATCGCTTAGATAAAAGCCATATCCCTGCTCTTGAGTGCCTTCTCCTGATCCAATTTTCGAGATATCAAATTGATCGAATTTATGCGGGGAGCCGTGGAACGCACGTAGGGCAAGCAGCTCATCCTTTCCTGATCGCTCTTGCAAAGGCAGCTCATTCCACTGCTTGATCAGTCGTTCACGTTCTTCGCGGAGAGATTGAAGATCTCCATCATCGGTTGGACGGCGAATTGCCCGGCGTGAGATATCTGAGATTTCGTTGTTGATCTCTGATAAGCGGGTTTCAATACGATCTGGGCTGCCAGACTTACTCAATGCATAGGAGATGCGGGGATCGGCCGGGTCGAAGGTGCCTCGGTTGCCAAAGGCAGATTTAATTTGAGTTGGCTCAAATGCAATGATCTCATCCATATATTCTGCTAGTGGCTCCCCAGACGGCGGAAGTTCATTCACAATGATGATGCCGTCATGTCCCTGCTCTTTAGCAACTTCTGATAAATATGGATCAGTTATCCCCTCGTACTTATAGATCATTGGATTTTGCAAAGACAGATACGCTGCGTAAACTTCACCGGCCTGGCTAGATCCACGCAAGTTGTCTCTATGCTCAACCCATCGCAATCTTAATTTTTGCAGTTCCTTGTAACCATCAGAGTCGAAGCCAAGGTCAATCCCTTCATGCATAGCACGAGTACCTAACTCGCGCGCCCGGTCCTCGTATGCCTTTAGAAGCCTGTCACCCTCAGTATCGTTTGCAAGCACAGCCTCCGTGCGATAATAATCACCGCTAGCCTTCGATGTGCTAAAATAGATGCCCGTACCCCAATCACTCTTCTTTACCGTCCCTGCTTTATTGGTGTCGAATATTTCAATGCCACCAACACCGCTACCGTGATAAACCACCATCGGCTCACCATTATCATCAACAACCTTACTGTCACCAAACCAGCGTTGGAAGGCAGCTTCTTCCCTCAATGCCAGATGCTGATCTTCTTTCTTCAGCGTGGCAATCGCGATATTGTCAACGACATCGACGCGTATATCTTCAGGCAGAATTTTCGCGGCGGCTTCGTCTACCGCAATTTGCAGCTCGACATTACGTCCTTGCGCTGCATCGGTTTTGACAACCGAGCCCTCGTCAGCAACAACATCAGGAAGGTTATCTCCAATCGCCAATGCAGCAAGATTGCCAACACGCTGCCACTTGGGAACGCGCCTAACCTTGCCATTCTTATCAATGCGCAACCATTTGCGCTGAATGGCTTCGTCAATAAGTGGCTGGAGTTCTTCCTCAGTGACGCCTAGCTTCTTTGCCCATTGCGAGCGCGGTGCTTTGCTGTCAAGAGCGCTAGCGAAGGATCGGCGGAGATCGCGTGATGTTTGAGCTTCTTCGATAGAAGGATAATCTTGTTGCTCTATCGTGTCACCTTCTGAAACCTGACTATCTGCGGCCTGCCCCGATGCCTGAGAACGCTGCCGGCGAGCTGATGTCATCGCCCCCATGGATTTGGGTAAACCAGGAGATACGCCTGCTTCCTGCCTGCCGCGAGCTTGTCGCGCTTCTTTCTGCTTCGGCAACTGCACCAAAAGCTCTTCAAACCCCTGCGCCAATTCCGGCGCTTGAGACTGGATCATCTCACGAAGCTGGCCGATCTGCTGATCATTGAGCCCCTTGCGGATAGCCATTGCCGCGATTGTTTGGCGATCGTCATTGCGAACAGCCATCTCTTCAATGAGATCATCAACATTCTCGCCGCGCGCATTGCGCTCAACCACTTCCGCTCGCTCGCTTTCACTTAGCTTTTGGTAAGCCTCAGTAAGAACAGGGAAGCCAGCTTCATCGTCGATCTCTTCAATATCGGGCAGGACGAAGTTCTCTTCAGCTGCCAGCATTTCTTGATCAAATTGACGAACAACCTGTGTCTGCGTGAAATCCTGATCGGCTTGAACGTCCGATGCGGGGACAATACGCTCGCCAGAAATAGCCCGTCCGACGAGATCGAAAACATCTTGTGGCGTGGTAATAGCAGGTTGATCCGGGCCGGTCTCTTCGAGATAACCGGCCTCAACCAATGCCTCACGCATCTGGTCGGCGCCCAAACCTTTGCCGGACACCAAGCCCGGATAGCGCTTGGCATCGACCGCTTCGAGCTCTCCAGACGGCTTTAAGCCGCCTTTGGCACGAATGAACTGGATGACATCGACGCCGCGTTTACCCTGTGGCGCGGCTTCTGTGGGCGCCTCAGGCGCTGTTTCCGGAAGGGGGCGAGTTGTCGTGACGCTCTGGCCATCATCGATGATTTCCGGGGGCGCTGGCAGATCCTTGAAAGGATCGAATTCGCGAGGTCGAATAATCGACTGCACACCGGCGCCGCCCAGAAAGCCAAGTATGCCGCCTGCCATAACGCCTTCTCCAACACCTTCGGAGATTTTACGCTTTGGATCGTAGAGCTGCTGCGCTGTAAGGTTCTGGCCGATCTGCTGGAAACCTTCTTGGAAAGCTTCTTCAGCCGATGTTTCGGCACCGCGCACCATTGCGCCGACAAAGCCACCGCGCCCACCCGCAAAAGAGCGCATGATTGGAATGGCTTCAGTCGCCCCCAGTGCCGCGCCAGACATGAAGCTGAGTAGCCGCTCCAATTCTGAAACATCTTCTCCGCGCTCGCGCGCTTTTGTTGCATCTTCGAATTGATGGGAGCCACCGACACCGGCACCAAGTGCGGACGTCAGCAGGAACATGCCCGTGGTTCCACCTTTCAGCAGGGCACCCATGCCAGCTGTTCCGTAGAAACCAATCATATTACCAGCGCCGCGCGATAGGACTTGCCCAAACTCACGCTGGCGCGCTTCATCCCCGGGGAATTGCTCCTTAGCGAATTCTGAAATTAACTCGCCAACCTTATAAAGCGCATTATCATCCGGCTCCGAATTCAGTGATGACATCTTCTCGTCACCCAGAATTTGGCCCCATGTTGAGTTCACAACGCGAAGCAATTGCTGTTGCGGCAGTTCGCCCTGGCTTGCATAATGACTAGCAATGCCCGCTGACTTAACGATACCAGCGGCAACGTCATCAATAAGCCCTTGCGCCCCACTCTCAACTCCAGAACGCCATCCAGTAAGCGTTGCCGCTGGCTTTTTACCAGCTTCAACATCTTGAATATCTTTCAGATCTTGCTGAGCCTTCACAAGCTCCGCTTGCCCGGCCTGTATATTGCGCAAAACTGCCTGTCGAGTTTGCGGGTTAAGACTGTCCCCTTTTTCGTCAAAGAATTTCTGCGTCCGGGCAATGCCTTCCTGCCAGGATTTCACACTCTCCTCAGCCCCAGAGCGCGTTTCATTAATCCAGACTTGGCGCTCATCAGGAGAAAGAATGCCAAAGCTTTCACCAAAAACACCCTTTGGCTTAGCTTTCGTTTGTTCAGCAGTTGACTTCAGAAATTTCTCGCTTGATTCCTGCTGATTGATGCCCTCAACATTGCTGGAGAACCAGTTGAACCAGCCGCCATCTTCATCTTCAGCATCAGGCTGGCTATCTGTTTCGAACGTGTCGTAAAGGTTCTGTTCCGGCGCAGGTTGAACAGCTATCTCCCCAAATGGATTATTATCCTGGGTAACGCTGGGCGCGGCTGGGCTGGATGCCTGATCGTCGAATTGATCAAACGGATTAGCGTCAAGCGGAGAGAGATCATCCATTATTGCGAACCGCCTTTGCTCAAGAACATTTCAGCCATGCCACCGCCGTACTTTTTATTGAATTGCGCCGCCGTGGCAGGATTTGATAGGAGATAGTCAACCGCCGCCTGTGGTGGCTTACGCAGTCCATATTGGCTCATGACATCAGCCTGCATTACGCCTTGCTGCATCCGCTGATCCTGGCCGAATTGTGCGGCAGGATCGCCGACCGCATCTTCGCCGCTAAATGCCCGTGTTGCGGCTGCGGCTTCATTCAAGATCTGCATCCGGCGAACCTGTGACGCCTGAACTGGAAGTCCACGGAATGCGCGATCGAGATTGCCTTGGATTTCTTCGGAGAGCTCTTTGTCACGAATGATGGAATCGATTGCGTATACCGCCGCAGATCGAGCATATGGCCCATATTGCGTTTCCATCTGCTCGCGTAGCGGGATCAAAGCTTCGTAAAGATCTTTTCCTTCAAGCCCACGAACTTTCGACATCAGCACGCGCGCATCAGCCTTTGTGATAGGGCTGCGCAATCCAGGCGGAACACCAACTGCCTCTTGTGCATCAATGCGCGCTGCGGCTAAACGCTGGGTAAACTCTGGATTATCCGGGTTCTCTCGGATGTCATTGAGCGCCTGCTCAACTTCCGGCAAATTCTCAACAGCCTTAGCAGGATCACGCTCTCGCAGATCCCGTAATTCATCGGCCTGTCTCTGTGCTTTGTCGAAAATCTTGGCGCGAACTTCGTATAGTTCCTGCCCCGGCTTGGGCTCAATCGTATCAAGACGATCTTGCATATCTGCTTCGGGCAAGGCATCCATATTATTCAACGCTTCATATTCAAGCGTTGCTTCCGTCCATTCAATAACCGCCTTGTCATATTGGTTTTTCGTCAGGATCGTTCTGGCGCGCTCCAAAGCACTGCGGCCCTGCTCATCAAGGGCAAAGTTTCCTGTTCGCTTGATCTCTTCCGAACCATCTTTGACTTCCTGCAATATTGAATTGCGCTTCGAAATCCTGGCATTGTTTGCAAGCGTACGCCGTTCGTTGGCATCAAGATGGGGGTAGGGTCCGGCATAGTTTGATCGAGGCGATCCAGATGCTATAATATCCGAACCACCGATGCGTTCGACTTTGTCCTTCCATATCTCGATAAAATCGGCGCTTGTAACGGCCTCTACGCCCCCAGGGAACCGCTCTTTGACATCGTCAGGTATATTTCCCCATATGGCCTTCTTCGCCCAGCGCTGGCCCTTCTGTTTGCCTTCTCCGGTGCCAGCCATATTTTCCCATGCTGGATCATCTGGATTGGCGAGATGCGCAGCATAGCCAGCCTTGCCTTGTTGATGGGTAAGATAGAGATCAAGCGCCGTTGGATCTCGCCCGTTCTCCTTGCGAAATTCTTCTGACTCAGCCTTAAACTTGCGGGCGGCCGCATTAGCGTTGGCTACAGGATCAAAAATAGATCCTGTTCCACCATATTTGCGGAACTCACTCTCTGAGAGTTGGAACAGCCCTTTATAGGAACCAGTCCGCGCTCCAGGCTTGCCAGAGCTTTCAATCTGCGCAAAGGTTGCCATAAGATTGGCGTCAACACCCTCCTTTGCAGCGGCACTGTTTATGGCATCGTTGATCTCAGTGGCGAACCGGCTGGACTTCCTGGCTTCGCTGTCACCATCCATCGGACGGGCGCGCAGCTCTGGGTTCTCATCCGTGTCTGGCTCGCTACCATAAAGATCATTCAGGATATCTTCGAGATCGTCGCCGCGATCTAAACGGCCTTGCAGATGGGATTTTTCGATAGATGCCGCACCCTTGCGGAACTCTTCATCCTTCTCAATCGGCGTCAAATATGGATTGGCCTGCATCAGATCCTTGAAATCTGATCTGACTTTATCCAAAGGCTCATTGGCCACAGCCCGAGAGAGATAGGTGTTCTTCATCTCCTCAAGCTTGCCAAGAGAGAAGCGTTTCTGTTCCTGCCTGGCAAAAACAGCCGCAGAACCATAGAACTCACGCTCAGCGCCAAACAGCTTGGCATCATATTGCGGTTTTAACGCATCGGGGACTGTTTGGAAGAACTCGCCAGCCTGATCCTTGAAACCTTGCGCCCAATTGTCAGCGAGACCATCGGCCTGCCCTGGCTCGACTTGGCGCATAGTCTGATCAAGTTGAAGCTTCTGGTCCCACTTAAACTCTTGAAAACGGCGTTCGGTATCGAACTCCTTAACGCCTTGATCGTAATTGTTCAGCGCCTGCCCTGCAGCAGACACGCCGCGGCCAAGATCAACTATGCCTCGGCCGATTGCAGATGTGTCAACGCGCGCGATTGGGCGACCTGAGCGCGCCGATGGCGCAGGCCCCAGGTCTTCGCGGCTCGGTAAACGGGCCAGGATCGCTCTCCTTAGGAAATGATGTTTTCGGTGTGGTAATTAGCTGTAGCGGTAGCTTCCGCCGCTGGAAGGCATCTGTTTGCCGTAATTCCCAGCAATGGAAGAAATGCCCCCGAGGATGGTTCCCGCTGCACTATAGCCAGCAGCCTTACGCGCAGCGCGGCCTTCCATGCGACGCGCGCCCGCCTGTGCCTGCGTTCCGGCACGGCGGGATGCGCCACCATATTGTGCCATCTGCTGCTGATATGTGCCGTAACGGGAAATCTCGTCTGCAAGAGCAAGTGCAGTCGGGTCCGTCGCAGTGAAACCAGATGTTGCCGCCCTGGATTGCAGTTCTGAAAGTGTCAGATCAGTCTTGCGCTTATGCTCGAAAGCCTCGCGCTGAGCTGCGGCCTGCTCTTCCTTGGCTTTTATGTCAAGTTGCTGAGCTTCAAATTCAGCGGATTGTTGTGCGGCCTTGCCGGCCGCGATCGTTCCTTGCGCTTGCATCACCGATCCGGCGGCTGTAGCAATCGCTGAAATTATTGCAAGTTCTGCCATTACCTGGCGCTCCACCGATAAAGATATTGTGATCTTGGATCAAGCTCAAAGCCGAGCCATGACATCCAATCAACAGCGCGCGGCTCTTTTGGATCTGCTGCTGCATAAATGAACCGGATGCCTGATTGTTTTGCTTCGTCGAAAACTTTCCGTGATGTCCTGGCAATGGCCATTTTGTATTCTCTCGCTTCCGGCGTCAGATCGCAAAAAGCAAACCAACGGGCATGACTAAACGCCAATCCACCAAGAGCGATAACCTTGCCATCCGCCTCAATGCACCAAGCCTTAACGGTTGGCTTGTTGGCCGCAGATGAGAAAGCATTGATATCATCCCGCGTAGCCTGGCGGGTAATCACACGATTAGACACGTTCATTGGTTCCAACGGATGGAACCGCCGCTAGGATAGCGCATGGCCTTGGGGCCTTGGCACGCAGGTGAATTCTTGCATCGGGATTGTTTGTGCTGTCGAGACTGACTGCGACTTGATCAAAGGATGTGAAGATCTTATCGTCATCCACAGCAGCCCCTTCATCAACCATCCGGGGCAATTTATCCAGATTTCCGGTATCGGAGCCAAACTCCAATGCACGATTATGTGTCTGGCTTAAGATGAAACCCATCTGCGCCACGCGCTTCACCTGATTGAGAGCCGTTCCAGCCTCAGCGCCATAGGCAAGCTTTGTTGATCTCCAATCGGCAGTGAATGGAAGCCCAGCAACGGCATGATGCACAGCTTCGCTAAGGGCAATCGTCCCTGCGCCAGTATCCACCGCATAAGTCGTTTGAACCCCGGCAACATCTGGTGACAGATCCTTCCCAGCATCTGACTGGCCCGTATCATCAGCCCAAACAATGACACTCTCCCCAGCCAGATGGCTGAAGCCTGAAATTGTAGATGCTCGCCCTGTGTCAGTATAGGACACAGCGCAGTCTGCTATCCAGCTCAATCCGGTATCACCAAGACATTCATCTTCCATCGCCCATTTTTCGAGATAGCGTCTTGTCACGCCATTGATGGTGCGATTGATGTGATAATAAACAGCATCCTCTGATGCTCCAGGGAGAACCATGGCCCGTTCAACCGATCCATCCGTTTCCCATTTGAACCAGCATACAACTTCTTCCGAAGGCTCGTACATGAGAATGGCAACCGTTCCATCGGCTAACACGCAGTGAACGCGCGTGTCTGGTTGCCTTTGGATAGCCATTGAGACAACGCCCGTTGCGAGCAACTCTGGAACCAGCATAGTGAGCTCGAAGTTCTCATACTCCCCAAGAGCATCGCCCTTTGATAAGCCAAAGCCAGTCATGAACAAGCGCTTTTTTGAACGCTGAACAAACAACGCCCTTGTATCCATTTTTAAAGCGCGTAGGTTTGCAGATCCCTGCGTTGAAAAGGTGCGGGCATTACTGTTCGTCGGCGTAACTGGCTCGTCTAAGGTTGACGAACGCAGAGCGATTTCGGAACCGGACGTTCCGATTATCAATCTCAACAAGGAAACCAGATAATAGATATTATCAACGGGACCGGCACCAAGTGTCCGAATAATCGGGCCAGCATCACCGATTACATTCTCATCGAAGCTTTCGTAATTGTCAGAAACGGTTAGGAATAAATTTGCACCGTTCGCGTGAGCCAGCCTGCCGCCATGAAGCGCAACAGATGTTGGGAAACCTCGTGCCGTGGACCAGTAGCCCTCTTGCCAGTTATCCGTATAGCCAGTGTCTCCCTTTCCAGAGAAGCCAGTTGAGCTTTCAATGTCAACAGATTGATTGTTATTATATGCAGTAACGCGGCAAATCCCAGTTTTTCCGCCACTCAGATAGGTTACAGAAACCTGAGCTGCGCCAGATGTATAGCTAGAAACGCGAGCTCGATACCAAACATTGCTATTGTCATCACGATCATCTATCGTGCGTGTAAACGTGCCTGTATCCCCTGACGCCGAAGCGCCAAAATTTTCACTTGCTGGTTTAAAGCCGAAGTCAGGACCATCAAAGGATCTCTCAATTACGATCCTACCGGACCAAGTTCCATCTACTGTAAATACAATCCGCCGTTCATTATTTGAAGTTGGCGTTCCAGTATCAGATATGCCTACAACTTCCACCGGATCAGTAAATGCATCTGCTGCACCAAGATAGAAAAACCCCTTTTGCCCATTGTGGAACAAACGGAACAGTGCCCCTACATGGCCTTCTTCGAAAAATGGTATATCAGATAAGAGTGTTGCGTTTCCAATGGAATGTTGAATTGGAGATAGCTTGGCCGATGTCGTAGCTGATGATAGAAACGGCCCATCTGTGGGTTGATACTCAACTACGGACCAAGAACGGCCTGTTCCGCGCCGCTCAATCTTGTGAGGTTTGATCCCGGCACAATCGACATAAACCACATCCGCAGATTGATCATATCGAATATTATCAAGATTTGCCGCAAGCCATGGCGCGGTAATTTCTACAGTTCCTGTGTCGCCAATCTCGACAGAATCGACAATTCGATCTACGGATTGATCGCTCTGAAGCGTAATGTGGAAGTTCCCAGATGGAGTGAAAGCAAGATTGTGATATCCGGTGCCAATAATCGTTTCAGAAATATAATCATCATCACCAGAAGTTGACCCAACACGAAAAGTTACTGGGCCACGAGAAACACGGATCGCGAGAGAGTGCTCAACATCAACATCGCCAGTGTCAACAATGACGCGCTTTGTTACCTTTGCAAGCGATCCTTTTGCGCCTGCGTTTAAAGTAAGCGCCCCACTTGAAAAGGTTGTCTGGTTCGTAACGACAGCTTCAAACATCTGGAAATCTGGTATCCAGGTTTGATTGTCACCATTTACCGCAGAAATGTTCAGACGCCAAAAACGCCATGCGTCAGGTGTCCCTGTGTCTGACAAATCATAGGTTCTGGTTTGCCCAGACGACCATGTTTGAGATGATCGTATATCTTCGGTGTGCCAGGTTCCTGTGTCGGAATGATTGCCCTGCAATGTCCAGTTTACCGGCGCCTCGTCAAGTTTACTGCCTGATCCAGCACGGATTGTATACTTA